TCGTTCCGCAATGGAAAAATATGTACCATATTTAAAACCTTACAGTAATAATAAAATAATTGTGATTACTCACCATTTTAATAATTTAAATAACGTTAAAAAATACGTGAAAGAAAAATTTGGTGGGATTGTATCATCAATCGCTGGATTTTCACAAGGTGGTCGAGAAACATGGAACTACGCTCAAGATGGGAGTTTAAAATTAGTCGGTCTGATTGACCCATCAACATATGAAACAGGAATATCTTTTGGACCAAACACTTATTTGGTTTGTGACCCAAAGAATTGGGGAACTACAGGATTTTATGGTCAAACAAGAAAAAGATTAGAATGGTATTGTTCAAATAAAGATAAAGGTTCTTATTCGGGACACGTATTCTGTACCAAAGGATATGCACATATGAATTTTGCAATTCTTAAATATTTCTATGAAAAATTTGGAGATAAGATATGAAAATTAAAGTCACAGAAGAACAATTAAAAAAAATTGTCAATTATAATATCACTGAACAAAATGATAGTAACATTGTTGGTGACTCGTTTATACAAGCAATGCTTGATAGGGTAAAGAAAAGAATTGGCGGTAAATTTGCAAAAAAAGATGGAGATAATTCTTCTGACACATCTACCAATAATGGTTCAGATAATTCATTTGGAACTATATCGGGTGATTTTAAAAAAATGACTGAATTAGTTATTAATAAATTAGAAGGTGGGTACTTTAACCCACAATGGCACAAATCGTCAGGAATGGGTGACTCAGGTGAAACTATGTTTGGAATTGATAGAAAACACGGAGGAACATTAAATACCAGTAATCCTGGTATTGAATTTTGGGATTTAATAGATAAAAATAAAGATAGAAGAGTTTGGAAACGTTATTACAGAGGGGGTAATTTAGAACAAAGATTAATAGATTTGGTAGTTAAAATTATGGAACCTCATTTTAACAAACTTGCAGATAAATACTTATCTCCTGAGGCTAAAAATATTGTTATGAAAAGTAATTCACTATTATTTCATTTTATATACGCGTCTTGGAATGGTTCAGGATTCTTTCAGAAATTTGCAAATGCGATTAATGAGGAAGTGGCAAAAGGTAACACATCTGTATCTGAACTTAAAAAAGTGGCTATCCAATCAAGAAGAAATAGTGCGGTTTCAGGAAGTGCTTCTAAAATTGAAAACATTATGAACAGTTTATCTTAAAATAATTAATTAATAAAATTTAAGGGACTTTGTCCCTTTTTTTATGCCCGTTTATAAAATTTGTATAATAAAAAAGGTCAGATTTCTCTGACCTTTTTATATTCACATTAGATAAGATTATCTAAGTTCTTGTAAGTCGAATGTACGTACACCGTCAACTGTGATACGTCCGTAGAAACGGTTGTTAACCATCTTCTTAGCGTAACGTGTCATGATACCTTTGATAGGTGTAAAGTTGAATGGGTTGTACATAGTTGGAGTCAACTGAAGTGGTACGTATGGAGCGTAGATGTATCCAGTATCCAATAAAGATGTACCTTTATGTCCAATCAACACTTGGTTTGCTGGGAAGTATGGGTCACGATAAACTTGGTAACGACCAGCTAAAGTACCTACTCTTTCAATACCCATGTTATATTGGTCTTGTTCAGGAGACGCATTTGATACGTGGAAGTATTCCAAGTCATCAAAAATTGCTGAAACCTCAGAAGAAACTACAATCCAGTTAGCTCCACCACGAAGTGTTGACTTGTGAATTTGAGCTGACAATTGGTTAATTGCAGTAATCAATGTTTGGTTCCAATCCTTTTGAGTGTAAGAAGTTGTGTTAGCAATTCTTCTCCATCCATTGTAATCCCAACGTAAGTTCCAAGCCGCACCTTTACGTAAATCACGTAAGATTTCACGGTCAATTTCAGCCGCAACTTGTTCAGATAATAATGCTGTCAATTCAGCCTCAGCGTCGATGTTGTGGAATGCCGCAACGTCTTGAGCCAATTCAGGAGACCATTGTGCTCTTAACTTTCTTTCAGTTACAGAAACTGTTACAGATTCTAAATCGAAAGAAACTTCACCAATTTTGTCTTCGAATTCTAATTCTTCGTATCTCTTGAAGATAGCTAAGAATGAACCGTTAGTAGCACCTGAAAAAAGTGTAGTACCAGAATATCCATCAGGAGTTGTTTGTCCACAGTTTACACAAACTGGACATTGTAAATCAACTTCAATATACATTACACCATTTTGGTCACAAATGTTGTCATAAGTACCACCACCGTTTGAAGGCCATTGAGTTCCTACTTGTGAAGAAGTTGGTGCAACAATACCCTTACCATACTGTTGTGTTACTAATCTGAACAACAATGGAGTTGTTGTGTTAGTGATAGCACAGTTAGTAGATGCTGATAAACTACCTGTTCCCGCAGTTAATGGGAAAATTCTTAAATCAGACAAGAATGTTTCAGAATCAACTTCAGAACCATCAGGTGCGATTAATTTACCTGTACCCGCACTTGTGAAACCTGAAATTTTAACAATAACACGTCTGTTTTCACCGGCAACGATAGCACTGTCAATCAACGCTCCGTTAGACCAAGTTTGTACGTTAGTAGAAGCTGTAATAGCTGTCCAACGACCTTTTGAATAATCAAATAATCCAGGAGGATTTAATCCTGCTTCGTTACCTTCATAGAATAAATCGTAAAGGTTTTTAGCGTAAGCATTTGCCCCTGTATATCCCGCATTTGGGTCACCAGGGTAGTTACCAGGTGAACCTACTGGTGCGTAGTGCTCACCTGATAGGTTAGCTGTACCACCTGTATATCCTTGGATTTTAGGTACGAAGTAGAATAATTTACCGATAGGTAAGTTCATAGCTTGTACAGAAACGATTTCATTCGCTAATAATTTAGAGAATACACGTCTGATAATCGGGAATACAACAGTTTCAAAAGAACCTGATGCTCCGTCTGATGTAGCTTCGTTAATTAATTGAGACGCTTGGTTCTCATATAATTGTGCTACGTTTTCTTTTAGGTGGCCACGAAGACCTTCAAGGAACCCTAATTTGTCCCATTTGTTAATAGTATCTTCTTTGATAACTTTAAGGTGCTTAAGACCGATGTTACCAACAAGACCTGATTCTAATAATGCTCCCATTTTATTTTTGGTTTTTTATTAATTGTTTATTTTATTATTTTTGTCATTAAGTCTTTCATTCTCATAAACTGAGGATTTTCGTAAGTCTTAGATTCAATTAAGTTTTGAGCTGACCCTGTAATTACTGGTTCGTTGTCCATAACTTTTTCTATTGACTCAGTTATTTTTCCTTTAGTAGTTGATGATAATTCGTCCTTAATAGTTTTGTATAGATTTTTAGATTCTTTAAGTGTTTCCACAGAATCAAATCTTCTCAAAACATTTATTTTTTCTTGTTTTGATGTTGTGTGTTCAGTAAATAATCTTGTAGTGTATGCTAAATTTGAATTGAATACAGCAACTTCGTTAAGTTTGTCTCTGAAAATATTCAAAGCTTTTCTGTACTCTTCATTTTTAGTTCTCAACATTTCTACTTCTTCCATCAAAGAATAATGTTCTTCAATATTAATATTGAATGCTGAATGAGCTTTTGGTTTTGGTAGACCACCTTTTCTGAATTTTGAACCTGAACCTAATGTACGAGAAGCTTCTTTAAATTCACCTTTCTTCATCTTTCCAGTTGATTCTTTGTATTCAAACTTTGGTTTACCTGTACCTTTTGTAGGATTAGCGGCTTTCATTTTTTCTTTAAATCCACCAGCAGTTTTCTTGTAAGAGAATTTTGGTTTTCCGATTTTACCACCCTTACCAACTTTTGGTTTAGTAGTTTCATGCATCATTTCTTCTGTATATTCTTCAGATTGATAATCCATTTCTTCTAAATCGTCCATAGGTAATTCTCCGTATTCGTCGTCTTCTTCTTCTTCCTCATACTCAAAATCCATGTCTCTTTCATAGAACATTCCACCAGGTCTTTCTTCTTTTGGAGGAGAAGGAAGTTCATCATCATCATCTTCATCATCCATGTGAAGTTCATAAATAGTTTCTTCTAATTCTTCTTCTTCATCGTCTCCAAACATTTTGTCAGCAATAACTGGTGCTGCAGCAATTGCCATATCAGCCGCCAAACCTTGCCATTGTTCTTCCATTTCACCTGTTTCGTCGTCCATAGAAATTTCATAGATAGTTTCTTCCAACTCTGATTCGAATTCTTCATCGTCATCATCGTCTTCTTCACGAGATTCGTTCATTGAAATAAGGTACTCATCGTCACCGTCTTTCAAATGCGCATACTCCCCGTCTTTTTGGATTTCAACCTCATCTTCTGGTTTCATTTTTTTGAAAACTGTTAATAATAAATCTTGAGTTTCTTCAGAATCAGGCATTTGTGTGAAGTCAATAACTTCATCATCTTGTCCCATTTCATCTTCAAAATCTTCTTCATCTTCCATTTCAAACTCATCAAATTCTTCTTCAGAATCTTCTTCATCTTCCATTTCAAATTCATCAGATTCTTCTTCTTCTGATTCTTCGGATTCTTCGAAATCCTCTTCTTCAAAATCTTCAGTTTCCTCTTCGTCAGCCTCTTTTAAAGACTCCTTTACTAGCTCGCTAATTTCTTGCTTCATTGTTGACTCAAGTATTTCTTTTGCGTTTTCATTGATAGCTTCTTCCAAATTTTTTAATTGGATTACCGCTTCTTCAACTAAGTTTTTATTTTCTGCCATTTTTTGCATTTTTTGATAAATATTCGGCACTTTAGAAAAATTCACAACATTATGTAAATAAAATAAAAAAGGAGGGTTTCCCCTCCTTTTTGTAAACTTTAAAAATTAATACTTATTCGAAAATTTCATCAATCTTACTTTCAGCGACTGACGTAATTCTCCAATCATAAGAGAATGATTCATAAGCTTTAGTAACTTTAGCTTCAACATCTGTGACGTTGTAACCTTTAACTAATTTTTCTTCTCTTACTTTTTTTATTTTACCTGAATTTTCATCGGGTAAATCGTACTGAATTTTTGCAACAAAATATTTTTCGTCCATTTCCATAATAAATTATTTTGATAAATAATCGTTAAGTTTTTTCATTAAATCAAGTGATTTTGTTGTTGACCTTTCAGCTTTTTGTAATTGTTCTTCTTGTAAATTTTCTTCGTACTTGTGTTTATCAGCCATGTCTTGGAAAAGATATGCTCCTGGAGTAGATGGTGATGAAACTAAATCAAAACAAATTAATTCAAAATCTTCTTGTACTTCATTCTGTTCACCTTTTTTAACTAATGAACCGACACCTCTTGATGATATTCCTAATGTAACTCCTTGTCTTAAAAGATTGGCCGCTTGGTCACCCTTTGTTGATACAATCCCTCTTTCGTGAAATCCAGGGGATGTCAAAAGTTTTAATTTACCAAGTAGGATATGTCCATCCCACCACATTTCAGTGATAATATGAGAAACTCTATCTAAATCAATTAATGATGATTCAGGATGGTTTAATTCCGAAAGAGCAGTTCCTTTTGATATATAATTTTTTTTATAATTTTCAACTTCTCTTTTTAATATTTTTTCAGGATAAATTCTACCATTTCTGTTTGGTGTATTATATTTTTGTAAAACAGCATAGAATTCAAAAGGTTTTGAATAATCTAAAGCTGATTTACTTTCTTGTATTACCGCCAAGTTACGCGACTCTGTTGGTGAGATATATCCCGCGTCCATTTCTATCAGTATTCCTTTACCTGAATCTTTTGGACCTAAAATTTTCAAATCTTGCATTGTGAATTTTATAAATAAATATTATTCACTTTTGTTTTGTTTGTTTTAGTTAAGTTAAAAACAAAATTTTTGTTGTTTTTAAAATTTTCCGAATCAATTAAATCAATAATTGTTTTAACAAAATCTTTAATTATTGGAGATTTGAAATCATTTATATTTTTAATATAGAAAGTTATTTCTAAATTCATAAAAGAACTTTTATTCGACGAAAGTCCACTACTTCTCAAATCTGTATCTACTATAAAATTAGTATCAATAAAATCAAAATTTAATATTTCATAAATTGTGTGTCTAATTGACCTGTTAAAATTCATAACAATTCTTTCCCAATTTTCCTCATCTTTCTTTGGAGTTAACCATGATTGTATATTTATATAAAAAGATTTTAAATTTTTAGAATCTACTGTTCCATAATTTGCCTTGAATTTTTTGTACCCTTTGACAGATACCGATTTTCCCTTCTTCATTTGTGTTCATAATTCATACGTTTATTTTTGGAAAATATAATAAACTTTAATATTTTTGTCAAAAAGAAAAAATGCTAATTGTAAAAGTAAAAAATCAAAACATTGAAAAGGCTTTGAAAGAACTTAAAAGTAAAGTTATCAAAGTTAAACAAGTTAAAGAGTTAACTAAAAGAAAGTATTTCGCTAAGAAAAGTACAATTAAAAGAGAGGAAAAAAGAAAGGCTATTTACCTACAATCAAAATTAGAGAACCAAATGTGAATTTAGTTCTTTAATTTTAATTAATTCGTTAACTGAAAAAATTGTAGATGTGACTTTTTCTTTAGTCTCATTTATTTTTTTCTTAGTCTCTTCTTCTGTTTCTGACTCAATAAGGGAATTTAATTTAGATATAACTTGTTCTTTTTCCTCGTTAAATTTAATTTTTAAAACGTCTTCATTTTCTTTAAGTAATGAAATGACCTCTTTTTGAGTCGATTCGTCTAAGTTAGATAGATATTTTGAGGCTACTGAGTTTGCAATTTTCTTTAAAGATGATATAGGTAATTTAGGAGTAGTTTTTTTTGTTTGTTTTTCTTTCATTAGATTTTCAACAACAATTTTTCTACTTTCAATCCTATCTTCAATTTTATTAATATTTGTGTTTAAAATTTTATCTATGTGAGAATATTCTGACTCAGATAATTCATTCTTTAACCATTTATTTAATTTTTCTAAATGGTTATTTGGGATAATAATGTCTTTAGTTTCTTTGATAACTTCATCAACAAGAATATTAGCACTATCTTTATCTAAACCTAAATTTTCATTTAATTTATCATAAATGAAAAATAAAGTTTTAGTTTCTTCAGAATTCAAAACTAAATCTTTGAATTGTTTCATGTCTTTAGTTAAATTCTCACTAACAAATGAGTTAACTAATTTTTTTTCTATTGCCGTTTTATAAAGTCCAAATTTCATAACTATAAATATTATTACTTTAGTAATCTTTCCAAAGTGTCATTTATTTCTTTCATAGAATCTTTGTTTTTTTCAAAGTCCACAAACTCATCATCATCTCTAAGAATTTTTTCAAGAATTAAATCTTTATTCTTAGGATTTAAATTTTCAGGTACCGATGGAGGAGCTTCTCCTCCTGGTGGAGGTGGGGGTGGGGGTATTTCTCCTCCAATTGGGGATTCACCTCCCATATCCGAAGGGGCTCCACCTTCTGATGGTGCTGATGGGGAACCTCCAGACTCTCCTTCTTTTTTACCGTATAGTTTATCAATATTATCAAATAAACCTGTTTTAACAATAACTTCAGCAGTTTTCTTAAGCTCTTCACCAACCGCCTTTTCAATACGTTGTTGTTGGATGTCAAGTTTGATTTCTTCGTCAGAAAATCCAAGTATATGTTTTTTAGCCCAAGACTGTGATACTGCGGCAATTCCTGAACCAGGGTCTGCAACCATATCTTTGTAAAGAAGTATTTTTTCTTTCCAAATATCTACCATTAACAAGTCGGCCTGTTTAGATGGGTTTGTTAACGATAACCTAAAATTGGATAATTCGTCCTCAAACCCTAACATAAACAAGTGAATAATACAAATTTTGTTAAGTTCTTGCAACATACTCTTTTGAATTCTGTTGATAGTTCTTGCAAAACGAATATCTTGTAACGCCAAGTTTTTACCATCACCCACAACTTCCTCAAATCCTAAGAAAGCTTTAGGTACACGTAACGCAGTTAATAATTTCTTTTGAATGTATTCAATATCTGCAATTTCAGAAAGGTTTTGAGCCCCTGGTAAAGTCTCAATTGGATTGGCAGCTGCGGGGTCTCTAACAGGAATAAAATAATCTTGGTCAACCGCCATTTGATTAAATCTCATATCAACATTACCTGTTTTAGAATCAACAACTTGGTCTCTTTTAAACTTATTCGCAACTCTTTGGATATATGGCTCAACGTCTTTATCATCCATGTTTCCAACAAATACTTTAAATACACGTCTTTCAGGCGCTCTTGAAGTTCTATAAATTAACATAGCGTCCTCAGATAACAATAATTGTTTCCAAATACGACGAGCCTTTTCTAACATGGATGTACCATAAGGTAATCTTCTGTCATCACCCAATAATCTAAAGTGAGCGATTTCCCATGTATTGAATTCCATGTCCTTATTTTTCCATGTAAATTTCAAATGTTTTTTAGTTGGGTCCTCATCAATTGATTTACCTTTAGCTGTCATACCTCTTTCTAATCTTTCGATTTCAACGATTGGTAATTGCATACAACCAATTACACCTTTTTCTGGGTCTAATTTGATATATACGAAGTTATCACCATACTTACATGTGTTTCTTGTCCACATTGGTAAGTTTGTATTGATATCTAAAATATTATTAAACAAATCGGCTAATATTGATTTTATTCTGTTTGATTCAGAATAAATTTGTAACATAAAACCATCCTCATTTACAGTTGTTGACTCCTCAGCGTAGATATCTAATGCTGCTGATATTTCAGGAGTGAATTCCATAGACTCATAATCATAAAAAGCCGACAATCTTGTTGGCTCATAATATGTTGCTTGAGTATATAAATTATTTTCAATTTTAGTCCATTGATTCGAAAGATAAAAAGTTTGTTGAGCTTGTAACAACTCTTTTTCATACTCTCTTTTTGAAGTTGTTTTTAGAAGTTCTTTTTTGTCAAATTTTAAACTAGGATAATCTTGATTCAATAAAGAATTTGGACCAAACGCCTGTGTCAATCTTTGCCAAACTGTAAAATTTTTTTCTGCCATACTTAAATATAAATACTTTCAAATTAAATTAAAGATTAAGGTAATACAGTTACAGTAACTCCTTTACCATTTAAACTAGTAACTGCGGCGTTGGATGCCGAAGTTCTAACACCATTAAGTGTTAATACATTAGAACCTCCCGCGCATGATATCCAATCTACACCACCACCAAATGAGTCAATATCAATTAATAAATTATCAATTTCAGTATTTGTTAGATTTGTTGATGTGCTTATTCCAATTTGAGTGGCACTTAATGACCCCCATAAAAATACTCCCGATGTATATGTAATAGAACATGATGATGCGTTTGAGGCATTTAAAATGAAAGTGCAACTTGGAAAATCTACTCCTCCGTTAAATAAGTCAGACAAGTCACCGGTTAATGAGCCATCAATAGTTACGTTAAATGTCACCCCACTAACTATTGGTATAGTACTGGTATCTGCACTGAGTGATGAGTTACTTCCATTTAATGTTAGTTGAGAATATCCGTTTCTCGGTAAATCTGATAAATCTCCCGTTAATATACCTGTAGTTGTCAAATTTAAAATATTTATCGAGGCTGGTATGTCCGATAAACTACCATATATGGTATTGTTTCCATACATATATAGTGATGTTATTGTATTCGGTAAATTGACAACATCACCTGTGACAGTATTACTACCCTGAAGAAACAAATAAGTTAAATTTGGGAAATTAAAATCTGAAGTGTTTCCGCTTAAGGTATTTGACCCGGTAACATTTATTGTGGTTACTGAATTTGGTAAAGTCGAAATGTCTCCATATACAGTATTTGACCCACGGATTGAAAATTCTTGTATTGTAGTTGACGAAATTACTGAAATGTCTCCAGTTATTGTGGTATAACCCCCACTACCAATAATTAATTGTTGAATTGATGTCGGTATTTCATTTAAATTTGGTGATGTAGTGTAATCGTATTTAACAATTAAATTTGTCAAATTACTAAGAGAAGTTAAATCAGACATTTGACCAACCAATCTACCATAATTAATAGTCAACGAGGTTAATAAACTCAAATTACTAATTTCTTGAGTATCAACTTCAGTAACACTTGAAGAGTTGGGTGAAGTATTTGACAAATTGAAGAGGGTTATATTTCCATAATAGTATATTGTTATCTGTCCGGTGTAAGTTGTTGAATAGGTATGGGAGTTAGCACTAGATAAACTTGTTATTGGACTTGTGTTACCATCCCCCCAATCAACATAACCTCCAGTGGACGTTACGGTCATACTAAAACTTATCGAATTAAGACCAATTGCGTCAAACACAAATTGATTTAATGGAATTGGAGATGTTGTTGGCGTAACACTTGGTGTTGGAGTTGGTGACGCATTTATTGAATTAGCGAATGGGTTTCTTCTAATTGAGAATTTATCATTCTTTTGAACTCTATAGGTATTTAAACCAACACCAGGTACAATCATTCTTGAACCTGTAAATTTATTTCCGCTACTTGGTAATTCTTCTACTCCCATATTGAATAATTATCTCATACCTCCAAATAACCATCCATAATTCTGATAATCACTTTTAGTTGGTTGATTTTTTTGTTGTCCTTTATTCACATCAGTCATTGGGTCAAAAAATTGTGTCCTATAAGTAGGTTCATTATTATTAACCTGCCAAGCTTCAATCATTACTTTTGCTTGGTCACTAACTTTTGTTATCGATGCAAATGAAGATTCCCCAATGTAAACCGCCATGGCGATTGACATAATTAAATCATCATGTTGTCCTTTTTGGTGGTCAGGTCGACCATTAATATAAATGAAAGTATTCATTTCATTAAGTAATCTATTAGACCTGATAATCAATCCATGTCTTAAATATTCTTCAAACATGGCAATAATTTGTACCCTTTTATTGTTAAAGTTTAGTCCTGGTATTTTATCTTGAGTCTTAGGGTCCCATTTCCATCTATTTGTCGCGTCTAATCCATCAGTATATAAATCTTTATACCCTAATTCCTGTAATTTACGAGATGTTGTGACACCCATACCACCAGTGATGTCGACAACAATAAACGCTGAATACATCATTGCCCACTTGTAACATATTTCAGCAAGAATATCAGGAGGTATTTTACCAACATATTCTGCAACTTGTTCTCGTGTTGTGAAATCTAAAATTTGAAATGTTGAGTAATCTTCACTATCCCCTCTTGAAACGTCAACACCCATAATGTATTTATGCCCAATTTCAGGTTCCTTCCATATCCATAAAGACCCTCCAATCATCTTATTTACAGGGTCTTTAATCATTGTAGATTTAATATTTTCAATAATGTTTGAATCAATTACGTTGTCACCCGAACCTAAAAATGCACATTCCAATTCTTGGTTAACTTTTCTTTTATCGTACTTTAATTTTTTAACCATTGATTCGTACCATGAAGAACTAGGTCTGTATCCATCATTAACTAATTTACGTATTTCGTCAAAGTCCTTTTCTTTATTGGAGTAATCAATTATTTCAACATCTTGATATTCGTTACGATTTAGATAGTAATGAATTATGTCTTTAACGTTTAATAGTTGTAAATCTTTAGCGTATCTTGGGTCCTTCCACCAAACCATTTCTGAAATTTTAAACTCATTCATCCCTTTTAAAGCTTGGTCATAAATTTCATAATAAATTGGGTCAAATCCATTAGGAGTTGATACCACAATAACTTTACCTCCTGTGGATAATGACGCCATACAAGCTGCCCAAAAATCTCCGTCAGCTTCAATGTACGCAGCTTCATCAAATATTAGAATAGTTGGAGTGTATCCACGTAACGCATCCTTGGATGTTGCAACAGCCTTAACTTCACACCCATTAGTTAGTTTAAAGTGTCTTTGTGAATTTTTTTCAGATGAGAAGGTAACACCAACCCAAGAAGGCCATTGTTCTGTAAATCCTCTAATTTTATTTGCAACCTCAACTGCTGTATCTAATTTGTTTGCAATAATCAATATTTTTTCAGGTTTGTTTTTAGATGCAAATATTAATTTTTTTGATGCCCATGCGGCGGTTACAGTTGAGACCCCTGCTTGTCTATATTTTAAAGCAATGTTTTCATTATAGTTTTCATAATCATTAACTAAACCAACTTGGTCAGGAAATAATTCTAATGGTACATATTTTTGAACGGTGTTGTCGTAAGTTTGTAAATATGTCTTTAATGCGTATGGAGTTGATTTCATACACTTGGTATATTCCAAAATAACTTGTTCTTTAGTTAAATTCATAATAATAAATATCTGAAATGATATTAAATAAGAAACCCCTCATTGAGGGGTTTTTAAATATTTTTTTAGAATCCTAATCCTGATAGAAAATCTTCATCGTCAAACTGTTCTTCACCGTATTTTTTCTTTTCAACATACGATGGGTTTTGTTGCATTTTCTTTACTAATTTTTTAGATTTTTCAACTAACTGTGTTATAAAATTTTCAGCGAAATTTTGGTCAGTTAATCCTAAAGTAAATAATGATTTGGCTAATTCAACCAAAGATTCATATTTTTCTTCAGATAAAAATTTAAGTACAAATGGTGTTAAATCTCTTTGTTCTTGTTTATCGGGTACTAATTTATTAAAAACTTTGTAAAATTCCATAAAGAATTTTTCACCATAAACTAAATCGTACGCTTCAATTTCTAATGAACTTGCTTGTTGTTTTGCTAATCTACCCTGTTCAGTTTTTTCACCACCTGCCGACGTGAAGAACATTGCCACACCTTTAACTAATTCATGAACTAATAATGGTAAAGTCATTGCCCTTGCTCTAATAATAAATGGACCTGTCGGTTGTTGTGATGATGATTGTTGTTGTTGTGTTGGTTTTGGTGTTTCATCCTCTTCTTCCTCATCTTCCTCTTCACCAGTTTTCCCTTGTGGTTCATTCTTAGGTGGTACAACTTCAATTTGACCTATTTGACCTCCTCCTGAAGTACCTACTGAACCAATATCAGGGAATAACCAATACATATGTAACATTATTGGTTGTAAAACATTAGATAATTCTAAAATTCTTTCACCGTCAGGTAAATCCTCTATTTTATCTCTACAAATCTCATACGCATTTACATAGTAAAGTGACATTCCTCTTCTAAATAGGTTAATAATCATTCTTCTTGAAACTTCGTCAGAAAATGATTTTTTAGCCGCCATTACCGCTTCAGGAGACATTTTAAAAGTAGATTCGATTGCTTTTTTAGCTTGTTCTTCATCAAACTCGACACCCATACTTTCAAACTCTTGTCTCATTTGCTCAAGTTTCTCTTTTTTCTCTTCATCAACACTTGCAAATTTTTTCATAATTTCTTCATCAGAAATTTTTTGAACTTTTGCTTTCATTCCTTGTAATTGACGTAAAAACCCTTGTGTAAATTGACCATCAAGTTTTAACTTATTATCAAAAAACTTTCTGTCAATACCCATCGCCTTTTCAACCGATTCATTGGCGATTTGTTCTAATTCTTCTTTATTTTGACCTTGTAACTGAATTAATTCACCTAATAATTCATCAACCAATGAATATAACTCTCTAAACGCTGTTTGAGCGTCTTTCTTTAAGTTTTGGTTACCTCTGGTTAATCTAGGGATAACACCTGAATTTCTGTCCATTAATCTTTCTAAATTTAAGACAGATTCTTTAAACGCCTGTGAGGTAAAAAAATCAACTTGAGCTTGTGTTAAACCAAATTGACTTAATGGTAATTTACCACCTTCAATTTTAGATTGTAAATCTTTACTTGGTCTAGCACTTCCCAATTCAGGGTCAAAACTCATAGGTGGTGCTTCATTGAGTAATTTTTTAACTCGTTCTATTAAAATTTTTTTGTTATTCATTTCTTACCTTTTTTTAACATTCCCATACGTTTAACCGCCGACATAAAACTGTCTAACCCTCTAGCACCTGCCTCAGGTTGGTCATCTGGGTCGGGTGAAATAAATGGGTCATAATCAACATCAGGTTTTACACCAGGTTTTGGTTTTGTTTTTGGTTCAGGTGCATTAGCCTCAGGTTGGTCATCTGGGTCAGGTGATATAAATGGGTCATAATCCGTATCGGGTTTAACTCCAGGTTTTGTTTTTGGTTTAACCGCAGGGTCGGTCATTTCTACGTTTTCAAAAATCATTTTCATTATATCAGATTTTGTTATTTTTGGTCTTAAATTTTCTACAATAATACCTCTAAATTTATCTTCTAACAAAACTTCTATAGGATTTTTTCCTTCTTTA